GCCACGCACCGAGCAGTATCAATGGACCGGATATCGTATTGCAGAAGAAATTTGCCGTGCCAATCCTAAAAAGGTATTGGATGTGGGCTGTGGATACAACCCATTTAAAGGGCGTATTCCTAACTTGGTGGGAATTGATCCTTATAATAACTGTGCTGATTTCCAAGTAGATATCTTGGACTATCGAGTAGAGCCAGAGTCACACGATCATATTATTGCACTGGGATCCATCAACTTTAATAGTCGCGCGGATATCGAAGAAAGATTTGGTGCCACTGTAAATCTGTTGGCACCTGGTGGTCGATTATGGATGCGTGTCAATCCCGGGCACAGTCATAAAAATGGACCATGGGTTGAAATTTTCCCATGGTCCTTTGAAATTGCCTACGAGTTTGCTAAGAAGTTTGATCTAACACTTGAAACACTAAAACAGGATCAAGATAGATTATTCTTCTTATTCACCAAGCCTTAACCTGTAATAATTGATTTCTTGGCCGGCACATCGATGCCGGTTGTTGCTTTAATGTAAGCGACTTTGACATCTTCTCTGGTTGGGGCTACCATAGAGATTGCTGACGCATACAAGATTACATCTTTATTCATTTCGGCAGTAAACATACTGGGCATCAGCATTGGAGGGCCGCCCTGTGGATTAGGCCCAATGCTGACTGGTTGTTTAATAACCATCATGCCATCCTCAATATTCATAATTTTTGCTACAACTTCTTCACCAGAAGTGAGTTTGATTGTATTGATTTCGCCTTCGTTCATCGTTATCCTTTAAGTTGGGTCCAAAATTCTTCTGGTTTGGCAGCCAGACCCTGATAGCCGCCTTGAATAAGTGTTGTACCGTTGAAAATCTGTGGTACGCTACGCAAGCCTTGCTCAACCAGGTAGTCACGAGCTTCTGTGAGAACACCTACATTTACTGTGGTATATTCGATACCTCGACTTTCTAATAGTGCTTTTGCCCGATCGCAAAACGGACAGTCGTCCTTTGTATAGATTGTTAGTTTCATATTATTTCCTATTGTAAATTATAAAGGATTTTTTGCAGCGTGTCAATATCAAACGGATTTATTTACTACCTCAAATGTGATACCGTTTTCCTTTTGATACCTTGCGAAGAAGGCCAACCATTCAGGGTCAGTTCCTTTTCCTTGTGCTGCTGTAGCTTCGTCTTTCCAAACATACACTCTGTCATTTATATTGCCAGTACCCTCAACTACCACAAGATCACCTCGAGCGATAGCTTGATCTCTTAGGTCAAATTGTCGCAATTCAGCAGCACGAAATTGTGCTTGCTCGTTCATTGGCAGGGTGTCTATCCAATGATGTAGTGTCATAGCCGGTTGGCCATCCTGTGTCTTATAAACAAATTCTTGTTCAACTGGCATGATTATAAGCTAGGCAATTGATCGTAGTCAAGATCGTCACTCATTACGCCGATTACATAATTTGTTGATTCTGTTTCTTGTAATGCCGACTGTTTCTTACTGATATCTGTATGCTTGTTGAACCAAGGAATAGGTGTGGTTCGTGGTGCTGTAGCCTGATACTTGATACCAATTTGTTTGAGTGCATCAACTGCTGTGTAGTCCACAAAGTCCATTAGGATGTTGGCGTTGAGTCCAATTACCGGACCTTTCTTAAACAAGTACACAGCCCAATCTTTTTCTTCACGAATAACATCTCGATAGATTTCGTATACTTCAGCTTCACATTCTGTTTTAATTTCAGCAAAGCGTGAATCTTCTTTGACCACTTGATTGATTAAGAAAGCTGTCCAACCTTTGTGCAGCAATTCATCTTGCAGAATCAAACTGATAATATTACCGTTGCCAATAAAGATACGGTTCTCAACCATGGCCAAACTTGTGGCAAACGATACCATAAAACGGAATGCTTCAAGTGCGTAACTAGCATGTAGTGCTAACCAAATTGCTTTGATGTGTGCTTCTTCACCAGCCATTTGCGGATCAATTTCTTTGTAACAATTAATTTTATGTAAGGCATCGTAGTACTTGCCTACACTGCTTGCCATACCAACAATTTCTTCAGTGTCGTGGATTGTGTTGAACACATCCTTGGGCACATTGTAGATGTTGCGGATAATGTGACTGTAGCTGCGACTGTGAATATTTGTTTCAAAGAAGCTCCAGTTATACATTAAGGCTTCCAGTTCCGGCAGGCTCACACAAGGTGTGAATACTTGTGCTGGACCGCGACCTTGTAAACTGTCAAGAGCTGTTTGACGCAGCAGGTTGCTGGTAAAGATATGCTTGACAGCATCACTGGCATCTTTGAAATCTGCTGCATCTTTGGTAAGGCTGATCTCTTCCGGTACCCAAAAGAATCCACGTGCTGTAGTTTCAAAGTTGGCAACCTTGTTGTACTTGACCTCTTCAAAGCGTTGGATAGTGACCGGGCCTGCTGGATCCAGAAACATCTTGCGATTCAAGTAATCTGTTTTTGTTGCTAAGTTGTATTGTTGTTTTGACATAATTTCCTGTTATTCATTCTTTTCTTCAATGGTATAAAACCAATCATCACCTGCGGTCCATTTGCGTGTGCCATCCACTGTGAATATGGTCTGCGCAGCTCGGAAGTCTGGAAATTTAACATCACCAGAAATCAAACTTTGATCGTACCATAAACATCTATTGTTGGGTTGACAAGCAAACTGACCGTTCTCTAACCGTATAAAATTAAAGCTCTTGTGCTCTTCTGCGACCTCAGTAAAGCCGGTGTCTACGTCCATACCGTCGGCACAGAAGTCCACAGTGAACAAGTAAGTGCCGTGATGCCATTCCTTGTCTTTGCCTAAGAACTTGACACCGAGATTACGCAAGCCTATTTTTTCAATAATAGTAAAACGATAACCCATGCAGTCCCATAGTTGTAAGGTATCTATGGGTAAGGTGCCTGTGTAATCTTGTTTCCAAACATAAGCATGGATAGGTAGTTTATCGTAGAGTGCTCCGTAATTGGGCAGCAGTGATTCAATACGAAACACTTGACCACGCAGAGCTTTGAGACTGACCCATATTGCAGGTTCTAATTCTCCGTGGCCTTGTTCAAAGTTATAGAGAAACTCTCTTTTAACAAAGCATTTGACAGGTGGTAGAGATCCTACAATATAACTCATGTCAATATTTTCTCAATTCTAACATTATAGTTTACAGGCCTCGCAATCTTCTTCTTCATAGTCTGGTAGTACCGGAGTCTTTAAGTTATTCCACATTTTTTGTTCTTCGGTTGTTCTGGGTGTATCTTCTGGCGCGGCCTTACTACCTTGTTTGTTGATCAGGCTGTAGTAGAAAGTTTTAATGCCCCATTGGTGTGCTTGCATCAAATTCTTGGCAATTAAAGTTGTCGGGACTTTGCGTCCAGGAAAGTGTGCAGGATTATAGAATGTGTTGGTACTGATACTTTGATCAACATAAGCTGCAAGTACAGCCGCAGTCTTTAAGTATCCATCGCAGTCAGTTTGTTCCCACATCAGCTGATACCGATTCTTTAGCTTTTGGTATTCTGGAACAACCTGTACCAAGGATCCAGCTTTTGATTCTTTAACAGTAATCAAGCTCATGGGAAATTCGATGCCGTTGGTGCTGTTGATTACAACTGAGCTGGATTCAACAGGTGCAATTGCCATTTGCGTAGCATTACGTACTCCTGATTTAATCATGCGTTCACGCAGCGGTTCCCAAGGAAGTTCTGCTGCGAAGTCTGTAAGTTCATTGACACCAGCAGCACGTAGTTCCCAAGGAAACTTACCTTGTCCGTAACGTGTTTGATCACTGCCCAAGCACTTACCACGTTCTTCTGCCAGCTCTACACTGGCTTCTGTAAGATAGAACGCTTGATGTTCCATCCAGGACTTGACTTCGGCTAATGCATCTGCATCGCCGTACTGGAGGCTACGTTTAGCATGCCAGTAAGCCAAGTTGGTAATGCCAATGCCCAGCGGGCGTATTTCATCATTGCTTAATTTACTTTGGATTGACAAGAAGTCTTGATAGTCCAAGATGTTGTTTAGGCTGCGATGCAAGATGCGACAAGCACGACGCATATCTTCCGGATTTCGGAATGCACCCCAGTTGATGGAACCCAATGTACATAGAGCAATGCGACCTTTGTCGTCGTCAAGTCTTTGGAATGGCACAGTAGGCAATAAGATTTCACAGCACAAGTTGCTTTGGAAGATTGTATGATACTCAGGATCAAATGGACCTTGATTCATTACATTGTCAATAAACACAAGATAGATGCGTCCTGTGTCTGTACGCTCTTTAAGCAGGCCCGATTTGAATACTTCTTCAGCTGATATTGTTTTCTTACGTAGGTCTTTACGCTTTTCGTACTTGACATACAGCTCTTCGAACAGGGCAGTATTGCTATAGAAAGCTTGATGCAGGTCAGGCACTTCGTTGGGGTCAAAGAAAGTTATGTTTTCTTTGTTTTTAAATCGTTTCCAGAAGAAAGCACTAAGCACAACCCCATAATCCATATGACGGACTCGGGTTTCTTCTGTTCCTTGGTTATTCTTAAGGACAATAAGATCATCAAACTGATAATGCCAAATAGGATAAAAAACAGTAGCACTTGCATTACGAATACCTCCTTGACTACAACTACGTAGGTCACCAAACCATTTCTTCAAGAACGGAATCATGCCTGTGTGCTGAATCTCGCCGCCACGAATAGGTGCGCCAAGTGGACGTAGTCGTCCAATCTCAAGACCAATGCCGGCTCGTTTAGCGGCATACTTGGCCATCATTTCTCCTGAAGCAAAGATGCTATCAAGATTGTCATCACTACGAATAAGAACACAACTACTGAACTGTTTAGTTGGAGTTCCCAACCCGGCCAGAACAGGAGTGGCAAGAGTAAAAAGACCGTCAGACGCCGCATTGTAATATTCCTTGATGTATTTCATACGAGCCGAGCCGGGCTCTTCTTTGTGAAAGACTGTTGCTGCCGCAACCATATAACGTACTTGTGGAGTTTCGTAAGTTTCTTTTGTAGTACGATTGCGTACCAGATACTTTTCGATCAGCTGTTCGATTGCAGCATATCCATACTGTTCATCTTTGTCATGATCCAGAATATCATCCATTCGATTCCAGTCATCTTCGGTGTACCAAGTCAATAGTTCGCTTGTATATACACCTGCTGCAACATTTTTACATACAATTTCATACAAGCGCGGAGGCGTGTAAGACCCATATACGTCTTTGCGTAGCATACTCAAGCGTTGCTTGCCTGCTACATATTGATAATTGACATTGCCAATGTCGGGATTTGATTCTACATCAATTAGATCAACAATAGCACGTAGAGTAATACCGTCAATTTCTTTTGTAGTGATGCCGTCATAGAAGTGCGGCTGGCTTTTAATTTCTATCATCGATTGACTTACATCTGCAATGCCGGTGCAGATCTTGGTAATTTGTGCTTGCCATTTGTCGATATTCAAAGGCTCACGATTACCGCTTCTTTTCTTAACTTGAATTGTCATTTGTCGCTTATTGTAAAAAACTTTCTAATTCAGAACTGTCGATTGCGTTCTTAACAGTAGGTATTGGTGTTGAGTGGGTATTTAACATCTCACCCGGTGCCCAATTCAATATATATTTCCCACCATCGACCAGGACTAAATTGTCTTCTTTTGTTTGTATAATTTTTAAATCTGTGTAATTTTCTACTAGCATTACAGTATACACTATACCCAATGCCCTTGCAAGCTCGCAATAGCCATTATTGTTTAATAAATGCCAGGGAGTTGGCCAGCTTTTTGAATCCTCCCAGTATATTAAATGATTAATGATTGGTGCTTTGAACCACCAATCATTGATTAACATCAGCTGTTGAGATTGTTCGAGAGGTGCTGCTGCTTGCCGAAGACGAACCCAATCGGCCAGCCTTTCCTGATACGTCAGTTGCCACATTACGCTAGCCGTGCTAATGAATATGTTATGGTGCCGGATAAACCGGTTGATGTACTTGAATAAAGTACGCTGACTACATCGCCTAATCTTGTTACACTGAGTGTAATACCAGAGCTGGCGTCTTCAGTATATTCATCTGCATAACTCACTGCAGGCGATACAGATCCTGCTGTGACAACCAAAGTTCCAAAACGTACTACAGTATTTCTTATGATAGTGTAGGTCATTTCGTAAGCTTTGATATTGGAAGTATCAGTTGTAAAAATAGTTTGATTACTTTGATTATCTGCCAAGGTAAAGATTCTACCATTCTCTCTGGCATAATGCCCTACTTGTATCTGTGTGCCAGTTGTAGTGGCAGAACCTGTGATTTCTACTCTGGGTTCAATCTGTGCATCAACATCATCGCGCTCAAACATATCGCTAATAGACACATTATTGTCGCTGCCAAACAAGATCACAGGAGTTACAGGACTAGTTGAATACTGATTACCTACATCGTAGAACACATTGTACGCAGACACATTAAGATTGACGTTGTCATAAACAATGCCTTCTGAATATATCTCATCAAAGAGATTTTGTACTGCACGGAATCCTGTAGCGCCGCCATTGACAGGAGCACCAGTGCCCAAAGAAATTCCTTGGTATAGTGTAACAAAAGCACCGTTACTAACTGTAACAGATTGACATTGTTGATCTGTGTTGATACCGTATGTGAGCCCTTGGAATCGGCACTTGTCAAATGTGATCTGATTACATACCAGACTTGTTGTGCTGGCAAAACGCACACCAGCAATGTTGTCGGCGCTGGGTGTGGCAATAATGTCAGCCGCGGTCAATGGACCCACAAAGTTCACACTATCAAAATAACATTGTGTAGCATCTTCTACTAGGAATACGTCTGTGGTTTCTACTGTTTGAAATGTCATTGAACTAATTTCAATGTTGGTAGGAGCTGTAGCACCGTTGTTGCCAATGTTGACACCGGTCTGCTGCAGGCTATCACCATAGCGAGCTACGTATGCGCTGAGACTAGAGATGTCGCTGCTGGTATCCAAGTAAATTGTGGTACAGTTTGCACCTTCGCCTACCAGTTTAGCATAGGCAGGAATGATAATAGTTTCTGTTATTTTGTAAGTGCCAGCTGGGAAATACAGCGAACGACGTATTTGTGTGTTGGCTTCCACACAGTATAATTGAAATAAGGCACGATTGATGGCTGCTGTGTCATCAGCAGAACCATCGCCAACAGCACCAAAGTCTCTAACGTCTGCGAAGTCATCTAGCTTGGCTTGTACAGTACGCACAATTGGATCGCTGGCAGTTGGCCCTGTTTGAGCAGCATATCCGACTGCAATGTCTTTGTAGGTGTAGTTGCTGACTGCTGTGATATCTGAAAATTCTGTTAAGATTTCAGTATTTCCGATTACAGGAGCACCTTCTTGTAGTGTTCCGTTACCGATAAACAGTTGGCGTGTATCGACTGCCCATCCTAATTCGGCGCCAGCCAACTGCGGTAGGTTTTCAATCAACCCTTTGCGATTTGTAATTCTTGAGATTTGTACAATGGCCATTTACGTATACCTATTTGATTAGGTATTTATGCTGTTAGGTAGTAGAGCTCTACACGTTTGATCCATTCGTTTTTCCAGTGGGCAAACTCTTCCCCTGCAACTACAAATTCCAAGTATTGCGGAGTTGTATAAGTTTGATCTTCCAATAACTTAGGCTGCACAGCCATTAAAATAACGCCTTGGTCAATTTCAGTACCGGTCATTTCGTCGTGTGCCAATGCATAAGCTGCCAACTGTAAGAAGTAGTCTTCAATCCATTCACGCTTTTTAACTTTATTGCTTTGTTTGAAGTCAATAATAGCGGGCTTGCCGTTCCATAGCCCCACACAGTCTGTAGTACCTGCATACAAGCCACTATAATAAACAGGGACTTCTACACCCCAGAATTCATCTACTTGACCAAGTCCGTGAAGTATAATTTCCGCAGCCATAAACCAACTTGGATGTGCAAATGGGTTACTGGGCAAGGGTTTTAAGTCATCCATCATCACGTATGTTTCTAAGTAGCTGTGCATGCGTGTTCCGCGATTGGCAGCTTCTGTAGTAATTTGCTGTGCTTGCTGTTCGCCAACACGCTTTTTCCAATTAGCTAAAGCTTCTCGACTTTCCGAGCTTTTGGTTTTGTCTAGAATTGTTGTGACACTGGGGACTTTTTTGCCATTAGGCAAACAGTAATGTCTTTTGCCGTCGACGGTTTCCCGACTAAGCGGGGCATAATTATATCGTTGTGTTATCATTAGATTGTAAAACTTTCTCCGCAGCCGCATCGTGCTGCTTCTTTTGGATTAATAAAATCAAAACCTTCGTTTAGACCTTTGCGGACCCAGTCCATTTTCATTCCTGAAAGATAGGGCATGTCTTTGGGATTGACCCAAATGCTGACTCCATGACAGTTGTAGTTGTCATAGTCTTGTACTGTATGCAGCTGATCGACATATTCTAATTTGTATGCCAGGCCGCTGCATCCAGTTGTACGGACTCCAATCAATAGACCGAGCCCAGTAGGGCGTTGTGCTAGATTAAATTTAACTTTTGCTGCTGCTGTTTCAGTTAGTGTTATCATGTCGGCTTCTGTAATCTGCTATTGCTGCTTTGATAGCATCTTCTGCAAGGATGCTGCAATGTATTTTAACCGGGGGGAGGGCGAGTTCTTGAGCGATTTCAGTATTTCTAATTGTCGCTGCTTCGTCAAGAGTTCGCCCTTTGACCCATTCAGTAACCAATGACGAACTGGCGATCGCACTTCCGCATCCATAAGTTTTGAATTTTGCATCTGTAATAATACCATCGATAACTTTAATTTGTAATTTCATTACGTCACCGCAGGCCGGTGCTCCCACCATGCCAGTTGCTACATCTGGATCGTTTTTTTCAAACGATCCAACATTGCGTGGGTTCTCGTAGTGATCTAATACTTTATCTGAATATGCCATTCTACACTCCTAGTGCCTGTTTAATTATGTCTGCGTGATCAAATGCCAACTGTAGTTTATTAAGTTGTTTAATAGGAATCCATTCTGCTCGACTTGCATCATCACCTGCTTTAACAGACTCCTTGGCATCAACATGTAAGCTAAATGCATAACTCCAGACATGTTCCATTCTGGGATCTCGTCCAGGTGTTTTATACTCACCTACAAAATTCAGTGCAGAAACTTCAAGTCCTGTTTCTTCAACCAGTTCTCGCATTGCTGCTTGCTTGGGTGTTTCGCCGGGATCAATAAATCCGCCTGGCAATGCCCAATGTCCAGCAAATGGAGGATGCTTACGCTTAATCATTAGTACTTCTGTATTGGTGTAGATGACTGTATCTACAACCATTAAGATTACACGTATTGCCTGACCATTTGACATTTCAAATGCATAGTTGTATCCCGGCTTGATATTATCTTCGCATGTGTCAGCAAGTTTAATATCATCGTGTCCTTCTAATTTTGCAATTCGTGTTGCAGGATCGTATGAAATCAACTTGTAGGATCCGACGATCGCAGGACTACTTGCTTCGAAAATTAAATCCACATATCGGCGTAGTAAGTTTGCACTCATATTATCGGTAACACTGACAATTGGCATCCCAATACAACACAGGTGCCGGGCTGTTCGGAGCTGTATTAACTGGGGGAGAGTAGTACACCGGTGGTGGTGCGTAGTACACCGGAGGCTCTACATATACTGGAGCAGGTGCATAATAGTAAGGACGTGTTGCACCATATACCAATGCACCACCTATAATGGCACCACCTAATGCAGCAGCACCATAGTTCCATCCATTGCCGCCACGATAACCGTTATAGCCGTTATAGCCGCCGCGAT